CCCAAGCACTAGGAGTAACTCCCAAGCCTAGATTGCCTGAGGTATCAAGAATCATTGCATCTGCGCTAATATTGTAAGAATACCAATGCAAATTACTGTCACTAGTATTTCGTTGTCCAACAATCCAATCAGATGTTGAACCAGTTATATATTTAATAGCGCCATTAGCAGTATTGCTACTTCTTACAAATGTTTGTGCGTTATTTGTTCCCGATGGCGCAATTGTCATTTGCGAATCAGTTTGTGGGCTGCCTGTATTTATGCCTAAACGACCAGACGAATCCAAAGTCATATGGGTATTAGCACCACTATTGCCAGTAAACCCAATACCTGACTGACCTCTTAAATACAATTGTCCAGCGGCATTACCATTACCAAAATTTCCTGAACTGCTGATTGTGGCAATATATGATGAATATGTTCCATCAGTAATCTTCATGCCAGCAGAACCAGATGGGCCTTGCACGACAAGTTTTTGGTCAGGACTACTTGTACCAATACCCAGACCTGTGCTGTTTATACGCATCCACTCCGTAGAACCTGCTGAATTTTTCCAAGCAAACGCATCACCCGGAGCATACATACCCGGTCCATTTGTATTCCCAGAGTCATACATATAAAGAAAATTGCCGTTCAACACATTGGCTGAACCATTGAGAGCTAATTTTCCATAAGCGGCTGGATTTGAAGTTCCAATACCAAGGTTAGTGCCGTCAAACACTAGCGCAGAACCAGTAGCAAGCGCACTTGTAGAAGATGCGTAAACAACTCCGTTAGCAGTAAAGGATGTCAATCCTGTGCCGCCGTAAGTTGTTCCCAGTGCGTTTGTCAGATTCAGTGTGTTGGCAGTCAGCGTAGTGCCGTTGAATGTCAGGTTGGCAGAGTCAGTCTCAAGACCTCCGGTCGTTGAATACACCACGCGGCCAGATGTCAGGCCGGTGTTTGTGATTGATGCGGCTGTCAGGTTGCGGAAAGTTACATCGCCACCCAGTTCACCCACTTTAACAAAATCAGAACCATTCCAAGCAATCAATGCCTTCTCACCAGAGATAATGGTCACACCGGTTGTCGGGCCTGAGCCCACAACCTTTACAGACTGAGATGTGGATGTCTGATTGATCACCACGTAAGTCTTGCTTGAAGCAGGGGCCGTGATGGTTAACAAGCCTGCGGGGTTACCAGTACAGTTGATAATCTGATACTGAGATGAACCGGTTGCACCTGTGCCGGCTTGGGCTAAGTTATTGCCTGAACTTGAGCCATTTGTAATTGACAACGTGACCGCTGTCTGGGTTCCGCTGATTGTCTGAGCACCCGCAATTGCGGCATCCAAATAATCTGTCAAGCCCTTGTTTACATCGTCGCCCCAAGTGCCTGATTCTGTTCCGGTTACTGGCTCTGCCAAACCCAAAAGAGTTGTGTAGTTAATGGTCATTTAAACGTTCCTATTCTGTCGAAATTAAATTCCAACCAGCATCCACGGCATCATCAATCACACCCCATGTTTGGGTCTGTGTACTATCGATATTCTGCCAGTTTGCGGTCTGTGTGTCACTTATTAAATTCCAGTTTCCATTTTGTGTGCTATTGATATTCTGCCAGTTTGCTGTTTCACTGTCGTCAATCAAGCTCCAATAGAAAACACCAAGTGTTCCAAGCTTACCCATGGCCTGAGAGCCAGTGATGGCCACAAGCCTTGCACCAATTGACATGGTTCCAACTGAGCCTGAAGCCTGCGTTCCAGTCAGGGCTCTAGATGATGAGTTTGTAACTGATCCGGCGGCTCCAGAAGCGCCGTTTCCTGTCAGGGCAATGGTAATGTTAGGGCCAACAGTTCCAGTCGTTCCAGCGGCTTCTACGCCATCTAAAACAATTCTTCTGACCATCGTGCCAACAGCGCCTGATGCAGATACACCAGACAAAGCAACAGATGTCGATGGAGTAACTGAACCTACCGCGCCAGACGCAGAATTTCCTGACAGGCTTTGTGAGGCGTTTACACCAACATTTCCGGCAAATCCAGAAGCCAAAACACCCGAAACAGATGTTGTAGAACTTGGAGTAACTGAACCAGAAAGACCGCTGGCCGATACGCCAGACAAGGCAATAGAGACTGCTGGAGCAACACTGCCAACATTACCAACCGCGCCATCTCCAGTGGTTGGAATGGTTTCATTGGCGACTACTGTGCCAACATTCCCAGAGCCTAAAACACCGCTAAGTGCAACTGCACGGCTTGGGGTGACAGAGCCAACATTACCGGATGCGGAAACACCTGAAACGGCAACTGTAGAGTTGCCTACAACCGTGCCGGCTGAACCAGATGCGTTTACACCAGTAAGGGCAACCGTTACAGATACGCCAGTAGAGCCAACTGCGCCCGAAGCGGCATTACCTGTAAGGATGGTCTGGCCATTGCCCCAAGTGCCGTAGCCCCAAGCGCCAACGCCCCATCCGGCCATAAACTACCCTTTAAGTGGTAGACAAGCGCAACAAAGCGGTTGTGGTGGTGTTAGATGGCATGGTCAGTGTAAACGTACCAGCCGTAATGGTCTGAGAACCAAATGTATGAACAGACACAGCCTTATTGGACTGAGTGCTGTTGTAAATCAACACAGTATCAAACGCAGTGCTCAATGTCACGGTTGTGTACACCAAGCTTGCAGAAGGTGTCCAGTAAGCCACACCAGCGGTCGCTGATGAATTGGTTGAAGATGGAGCCGTAGCATTGGTAACCGTCACACCGCCTGCGGTGTAGTTTGTACCAGACACTTCACCCGTCGCAGAATAGGCTGTGGTAGAGGCATTGATGGTGGCTGTTGTTAAATACAACGCACCTTTAAACGTATCAGCAGTTGTGGCCGCACGAATAGGAGCAGTACCGAAATTGTGAGTTGCAGTCAGCAGTTCGCCCATGAACGAAGTGCACATGCTTTGGGTATTTGCCATGGTATTTCCTTAAAAAGAAGCTGTTTCACCACCCGCAAATGCAGGCATTTTTTTCAAAGTCACATGGACAGAACGATGCACAAGCTCGGCGTCTTTCCAATATTCTACCCAAGTGGTCAGTTCATTGTCATCTTCAAATAAACCATCTTTGCGCTCAAGCAAAGAGTCGTCCATGTCGCCGTAGGTCGTAGTAACAATAGCCATTATGCGATCCTTATGATTGAAGATGTACTGCCGTTTGCTGGGAATTGAACTGTGAATGTGCTGGAAGATATTTTGTCATTGCCAAAATCTAAGACACAGACTGCGGGGTTTCCACTACCGCTTTGATAGATCAATGCCCCACGGGCCGTGATTGAACCTGACCACACAGCATTTGCAAAGTTAATATAAGCGGTTGTGCCGCCATCAACGGTTGGCACTTGTGTGATCGTTAGGTTTTGCCCACCGGCACTGTAATTGCCCCCGGTTGTTTCCCCAGTTGCAGTGTAAGCCGTTGTCTTTGCATCGAGGGAAGCCGCGTTCGTATAAAGCGCAATCTTGAAAGTCCCGCTTGTAAAGTTGAACGTGCCATTCATCAAACCAGTTTTGAACACGTTGCATGTGTAGTTTCCTGTAAAGGCCAAGATATTCTCCTATCAGGTCACTGGCTGGCGATATTGACCAGAACGATAAGCATCTTGACGCTCCAAGCCATCTCCAAGACGTTTGGCCAACTGAAGGGCTTCGTTGTACTTCTTATCGTACAAACCAATCATGTCGCCCTCACCTTTCATAAAGGTGTAAGCTTCTACCAAACAGCCATACAAAAGCACGGAATCAAAATTATCACCAAGCCAAGACGTACCATTGGGATTGGTCACTGTGGCAACTGGAACTGAAAAACCACCACCGCCGTTTAAACTGGCTGTTAGCACATCGCCAACAACATATTGGCTTCCGCCGACAGTCACGGTGACGGTTGTCACAACGCCTGCGGCAACCTTGATGGTTGCCATAGCTCCACTTCCAGAACCGCCGGTCAGTGGAATATCAAAGAATGTGCCGTTGCTGTACCCGCTTCCACCCGTGATGGTTCCCAATGTTGCAATAGGAGCTTGAACAATAGAGTCAGGGTAGTAGTAATAATGCAATTCTGCGTTGTAATTCTGATCGGGCGTTGGACCCATGATGAATGACAACTCATTGGTAATTGTTCCGCTTGTCACTGTCGGGCCAAACAAAGCGTAGTACTTTGGAAGTCCGGTTGATGTCGGATTTGGATAAGCCTCACGAATAAAGTTCACATCTTTGTTTAACAAAAATGTGTAATTACCTTGAGAGTCAATCACGGCCAATGAATAAACAGACAGAAAATCACTTGGGGACGTCAGGTAAGGGGTTGTGTTGGACACAACGCCATTTACGTTCTTACGCAACGACGGGAATTGAATAACGTTGTAAATCTTCTGTTCAGCTTGCTCGATGATTCGATTAAGCTGATCAGCAAAGCTAACGGTTTGCCCGTCAGCAACGTACACATCCGGAAATTGATTTTCCGTATATGTCTGGATTGACGTTACCAATTCCGTGTAGTTCATGCCATCGGGCCTCTAGACTTAATGCCTTTGATGGCCGCGCCATGACCACGCATAGTAATGCCTTCAGTCTCAATTGGTTCATCGCCTGCGGATTTGCTCAGATGGCCAACGGAAATGTCCAAGCTATCAGTCTTGCTCATGTTGGGGCGGGCTTCTAACTCAGGAAAAGCTTCCTTTGACCGGCTGGCGTATTCAGTAGCAGGGCCGTTGTCACGGTTAGCACCGCGATGAATTGATGGGCTGTTAACCTTTGTGGGCTTGACTTCCATTATTTGCTCCCGCTTCTTTGATTATGAGCACGGGCCAAGTTGCGGCCAACAGCACGCATATCTTTGCCAGTGGGTCCACCTTTTTTAAGCTTCAAGGTTGTGCCCTTGCCGCCCTTATGCTCTTGCATGTCATGCTGTTTAAATGCCTTCTTGATCATGGCTTTGTCTTGATCCATGTCTTTTTTCTCTTCTTTGCGCTCTTCAGCTTTAGATTCCATTTTTTCCATCTTTGCCATAATTAGCCCCTTATGTGGTCACCACAGTTACTGTGCCTAATTGCACGTTTAAAAGCAAGTTGTTTGGCGTCAAAGATGCATCAAAATAACTTGCGCCGCCAATAGGATTCCAGCCCCATTGGAAGATTCTACTTCCGCCTTCAAGAGTTCCATAACCAGAAGGACTTGTTCCACCCGTTTGGCTTGTCTGCAAGCCATTCGTTCCGGATGTGACATAACTCCTGTCGGGCCTTGGATTTCTTAAACCCTGTGGATCATCCACTGGATACATACCAAGTTGCAACTGCGGCTGATCAGGGTCCCAGCATTCTGGGCAGACCAACAATTCATAATTCTTGGTCTTGATCACCTCGCGGCGCAAAGCCTTGAGTTTAAACCGTTGATCGCAACGGTCGCACTGAGCAATTGCATATTTACCTGATGCAAATCTATTGCCCATTTTATATGACCCTTACTCGACCACCTGATTTGTAATCATCAGGCATTTCTACTGTTGAATTTTTGGAGGCAGGCAAAAAAATGTCTTTATCTTTCAAACCCATGTCTCTAGCAGATTCAACAATTTGCATGTATTTATGCGCACCAATGTCACTTGGTCTTTGTGTCATCATTTCTTTAACAATAGGAAGCGCGGCTGGATTATCTTTCCAGTTACGAGTTCCTTCTCCAACAGCATCGTTGTATGCCGATACTAAAGAAAACCCAGCAGAAGGATCAGGATTAAAAGAACCGTCGGGCAAGCCTTGATGTGTCGCACGAAATGCACCTGTTTTCAACAACTGATCAAAATTTAAAGGCTTGTAATTAACCTTTAAATCTTTGTTGTCAGATGTCATTTTGGAATATTTTCCAAAATCAGTAATGTTTTCATAGGGCTGGCCCATTAATAGGTGCTCCCAATAAACTGCTGACGGGGCACAAACCTGATTGCGGCCTTTTCACGGTCCTCTTCAGAGGCCATCTGCCAAGCTTCGTCATACTGTTGTTTCAGGACGTCCAAACGTTGCATTCCAGATGGAACTTTCATTGCAATGTAGTAAGACAAACCAGCGGCCATAGCCGGGACAAACCTGAATGGAATGTCTTGGATGTTTACACCTCCGCCCGCGTCCTGAGTGCGACGCAGACGCCAGTACATAAACTGGTACTGCTGTGCATTGTCAGGAGTTGGCCAGACAGTGATGGCCGGTAACTGTTGCCAATAAACTGCGGTCCCAGATGTATGGGATGCGGCAGTTGTATTGTTTTGTCCTCTAAAGCAGTTGTACAACACATTGCCTGTGATGTATCCATACACAATTGTTTCGTTGTCAATTTGAACAAAGCCAGAAGCTGGCAGACCAACGGTCGAGTTCAAAGTGATTGTGTTATCAGTTGAACTGATGCTTGATGACAAGGTCAAGCCTGTTGGGCTTAACTGTCCGTTGTATCTTTGAATCCAAACTTGGATTGGACGGGCCTGTTGAATCTTGTTTGGAATCGTGGCATACGTAGAAACACTAATGCGGGTGATTGTTAAATCAGCCTGAGTGCTTGCGACGTTAGCGCCTGTACGAATGACATGTTCCAGCAAATCTACAGTGTCAGTTGGCAATGCGTATGTGTTTTGGCCTTGAACCAAATTGATCGAACCGGGCTCAATCGTCCACATGTTAATGCCACGGTTTGCCCAATCGGACAACATGATGTTTAAACTGCGGCGTGCTGTACGCAAGTCATAACCGCTACGCAGTTCACTTCCGGCGCGTTCAAACGCTTCCTCGACCAATTCTGAAAGATCAAGGTTGAATGAGGTTAAGCCGGAAGTAGTTGCCATGATTATTTCTTTGCAGTTTTTGCAGAGTCAATAAAAGCTTGGGCAGTAGGCGCACCTTTCTGACCGGGCTTTCGCATTTTCTCTTTTGATCCACTGGCGATACGTTTGCGTTTAGCGGCAATGTTGGCATAAAGGCCAACTTTTCCACCTTCAGCATATTCAGTGAAATCAGTATCGTCACGGCGGGCTTTACGAACACCGTGAGGCATTTTTGAAGGGTTCATATCACCCATACCGCGACTGGCCATCATAGATATTTACCTTTGGTGTGGCCTTTGACTGCGATGCCATCGGCGCGAGCTGAAGCAGAAGAAACCGAACCACCTTTTTTGTAGCCCATGCCGCTAATTTTTTTGCGATCAGCCGCATCTTTAGCTTCTTGCTTAGCCTCTTCAATGGCATCAAAGTTGGCTGGTTTTTCAACGCCGCGAGACTCACGTTTCATTTCAGCATCAGCTTCGCGTTGTTTCTTTTCGGCTTTTTCTTTTGCCGCCATATATGCCGGCATTGCAGGTACAGCGGCCATAGGAACTGCCGCCGCAACAAGGGTTGCATCCGAAAGTTTTTTGCCAAAACTACCGCCACCACCTTTAGACTGGTCGTCGTAGTATGCGGATTCTCTAGACATTATTTTCTGCCTTTTGTCATGCCGCCACCACACATAGCTTCAACATGGTCCATGTGGTGTTTGTGGTCTTCAGCATGCTTTTTGAAATGATGCTTGTGATGCTTGTGATCACCTGTTTCATGCTCAGAAATGAATTCGTCGTGACGAACCATATCGGGACCATACATTGGCTCTTGCTGTTCTTCAACTACATTACGTTTCATGATTTTTCCTTAACAGATTTTGCAACGGGTTTTGCCTTTGGATGCAATACCATCAGCACGCTTGGAGGCGCTAGACACTGTTGATGTCATTCCGCCTTTTGCCATCTTCTTGACTGCACCACCTTTGCGGTAGCCAACTGCGCCACCGGTAGTGTCAGCTTCAGAAAGAGTCTTACGACCCATACTGGAATTCTTTGGGCCCATGGCCCATTCCAACGGGTTGGTTACAGCTTCACGGCCTTTAGAAGAAACTTCTGCCGCCTTGGCTCCCTTTGCTGTACGGGTGGCTTTTTCTGCGGCCTGCATTTCAGCCATGCCTTTGGGTCCAGCCATCCAAGCTAATGGATTGGTTACAGCCTCGCGGCCTGCTTGAGCCACGCTTGGTGCATTTTGGCCGGCCATTCTTGCCATTCTCATTTCGTTACCAATTGCACCAAGACCAGCTAATTTACCGGGTCCCATGGCCGCCATGGTATTACTTATGTTGCGACCCAATTCACTGCTGTCAATTCTTTCGCCGTCAGTCACTGTTGGGTAACCACCAGTGGGAATGTCGTTGTAAGTATTGGTGCGTGCTACGGGAGGCATGTAGCTTGATGCGGGTCTTTGATCAGCCAAAGCAGGGCCACGAGCTGATCTGCCATAAGCTTCAGCGGCTTCTGCGCTGTTTCTTGGATCAAAGTTATTACTGCCACGGCCCATGCCAAGTTCACGGTCGCGTGGATTGGCTTGAGCTTTCTTTACGGCAGGCTTAGAAGGATTTGCATTGCGTACATTTGACACAGTGCGAGCATCTTCCACATCATAAGGATTGGGCTTGTAAGTTGATACACGCTCACCCTCAGATATTTTTTTGCCTTCATCAAATGCACGCTGACGCATGTCATCTGTAATTGAAGACGTATCTTGTGCGGCAGGCATGGCAGGAGCAGTTGTTCCGGTGGTTTCTACAGCAGGAGCTGTTTTGTCACCACCAAAACCACGCTGGGCCATGTAGCCCAAAGCCGCAAGTGCCGCAAGACTGTTTAAGTTTGCCATGACGGCTCCTTAACAAATAACTTTACCGCCGCGCTTCATGCCTTTATTACCGGGCATGGAGATTTGACGAGCTTTGGTATGGCCTTTTTCTTGAATGGTGTGCTCACCATGCTTCTTAATGCCACCGGAAACAACCTTTTTCATGGATGTTTCAATCATGCCGCCTTTGGCATATTTCATCATGCCGCCGCGTTTTGCACCAACCATGTCTGGCACAGTGGGGCCGCTGTCACCAAGGTTTGTACCTTTGGTTTTGCCGCGTTTTTGAACTGCGCTCTCGCCAAAGCGAGTCAGTTTGTTAGAGCCTTTTTCCACATCTTTGGCCATGTTACGTGGACCCATAGATTCTTTCATAACGCCACCTTTTTTAAAAAGAGCCGATTTTCCATGATGGGTTTCCGGCTTGTTAACAACTTGACTATCTGCGCGAGATTGAGGCCCGCCAGAACCAAACTTCTTTCCTTTGTCGGCTTCCATGAAATCTTGGCCCACCGATTTGGGAATTCCTAACTCTTTAGCCTTTGATGGATTGTTTGCCACCATGGCCATAAGATTATGCTGTTTTTGACTAACCGATGGCACTTCTTTGCTCCCGCATAAAAGATTCAAGTTTTTCATCAAGCCTGTCTAAACGGGCTAAAACTCGATCAATGTCACCATGAAAATCTGCTTTTGTGACAAAGTGACGGGCGTTTTCTTCCCGTGTTTTGTTCAAAAGAATATCCAAACGCTTAATTTCATCAGACTTATCTTTGATAAGCCACATGAGCAAAGCTGTCATAAATGACAGCAATGCATTCCACAAAATCATTTCAGTACTCATATCAGCAATTCCAAGCCTTTAAGCTTTTATTGATGCGTGAGTTTGGGTCTTTGGCGGTTTTGGCGGATGTCAATTTCTTTTTCATTCCTTCCATCCTCGCACAAAAAGAGTCGCGCCGGGAGCCGCCTTCTGGCTGGGGCGGTTTCAAATTCATGCCTTGCTTTTTCGCGGAGGCCCGACCCTTGGCATTTAAGCCACCGTTCGGATTCTTGCCTTCTTTTCTCTGCCATGCTGGTGATTTAGCCATTTACGACTTTCAGTTTGGATTGGTAGATATTTTCAAGCAGAGGCATTACAACCTCTTCACGGAAATTACGCTCAAATGTGTCTTGCCCAACATGGGGCAAACTAATGTCAACATCGATGTAAACAGTGAAACCCATCTGAGTAGCCCTGTCACAGAACAAATAATCTTCGCCCACATATTTACCATCCACAATGGCAAAGTCAAACACTGCTGACATTTTTTCAGTTGGGGACTTTTCATACATCCATTCTGGATGTGCCGCTACCATTTGCTCAATGACATGACGCTGGATTAACATAAATCCAGTAGGCGCACGCTTTAAACGCATCAGAGAGCCTTCAAACTCTAATTCGCCGTTTTCATCGTAGTAAATGTCAGCAAAGAACTTGGCATCTTTGGCTCTGCGTGGGTAAGCACCCGCAGTTATATCTTTGTCGCCGCTTTGGGCCATCAGGCGCAGAATGTCGTCAGGTGTGACAATGACATCTGCATCAACAAACAGAAGCTCTGTGCAATCTGTTTTTAAGAATTCATGAACCAAGGCATTACGGGCCATGGTAATGATTGAGCAATTGGACAAATCAGACAACGTGACAGACACACCAAGACTCATTGCTTTGGGCATTAACTGCGCCAGTGCAAATGCGGTCTTGATATTTAGCTTGCCGTCATAGGCTGGGATGCCTATGAACAACTTGCGTCCTGTCAGAGTTGCCTGTCTTGTTTCAGCCATACATAACACTCTGGAAAGAAATGTTGGTTACAACAATGTACACACCAGTTTGCGCCAAAATGCCTTCGCCAGAAAAAATTACTTGGAAAGGCTGTACCGCAGTACCGGTGTTATAGCTTGTGAGCCAAATACCAGTTGAATAAATGCAAGCTGTACCAGAAGCAATAGTTCCAGTGTTGATGTCTGTAATCGTAAAAGTATTGGCATCAACAACAGTAATAACGTAATTTCCTGCTGTAGCAGATACGTTAGAAACTGGGTTAAAACTTATGCCCAATGTTTGGCCAGATGTTAATCCGTGGCCCGTCTTGGTTATGGTAACAAGAGTTCCAGAACGCGCATACGTGGCCGATACCGGCGCAGTAATTGTGTCAAAAACATCTATGCTACCAGCCGTGCCGGTGCCAAGATAAATTAAGTTTTTAAGGCGAGCACGGCCAGAAACCATAATCCCCGAGCCGCTAAGGTGTGAGCCTTTGACGTCATATTGCATTGTCATAATTAATCTCCTTATAAATCGGGGGCCGAAGCCCCCGGAGTTAATTAATCAAAGT